ACCCCGCTCCGAATGATCCTGTCCATCCTGTTGAAGTCCATCCACTTGCTGAAAGTAATTCTGAACCTAACTGACCGCCATCACTTGTTGTAGTGCCTGTAAAAGAAGAAAGTCCTGTAACTTGAAGACGTTCTCCAGTTGAAGTGGTTGAACCTAATAAAAGGTTTCCCTCTTTTGTAATTCTAACTCTACTACCCCAAGCACTTCCATTATATGTGTAAAAATCAAGACCAGTTCCTAAAGCAGCAGTATGAGCAGCAACTATTCCTGTTCCATCTGTTACATCATATCCTAAATTTATACCAGGAGCATCTCCACCATTAAAAACTATTGATGCAACTCTTCTTCCATTTGTAGAACCAAATGCAAATGAAGAATTTGCGTTAATTACAGTAGCAAAAGTTGGTGAAGAAATATTGCCAGCATTTACTGCAAGAGTATTTTGTATTCTTGCATTAGCATTAACATCAAGACCAAAGCTAGGAGAATTTGTTTTTATTCCTAACCTATCATTAGTAGCATCCCAAAATAAGTTAGCCTCACTTGTTAAAGAAGTCGTTCCGCTAAAATAAGCTACTTGTCCGCTTACTCCCGTTCCTGTTACTGGATTAGTGATACTATCTTGAATCTCAGTCCAAGCAGTACCGTTATAGTAATTGACTCTATTAGTCGTTGTATTGTATATAGATAAACCAGTCGCAGGAGATACGATAGCGTCTCTTTGTACGGTGGTCATTCTTGGACGAAGGAATCCTTTTGTAGTTGAATCCATCGTTAGAATAGAAGTTCCAACGTCAGTCGTAGTTCCTAAAAGAAGATTACCTGTTCCAGTTATTCTTGCTTTTTCTGCTCCAAGAGTAGTAAAAGACAGATCTGACCATATTGATGAAACAAGTTCTGGTTTTATATATAATTGAGAACTTGTAAATCTTAATTGACTTCCATTTCCGATAAGTACATTATCATCAAAATAACTTGTTCCAAATACTTCAAATCTATATCCTGTTGCGGCAAGACCAACACCTAATCTTTTATTTGTATTGTCCCACGTTAATCCTGTTGCTCCTCCAAAGTTTACATTACCAGTTACCTGAAGACGCTGACCTGCGTCAGTCGTGCTTCCTAAAAGAAGATTACCGCCTAACCAAGTAGAAGTAGTGGACGAGTTTCCTATCCAAGTTCTATTACTTTCTGTTGAACTAACTCCTACTGATTGAGATCCTATGAAGATGTTATTAGCTCCTGTGGTATTTGGATTAACACCAGTACCATAACCCGCTTGAAAACCTAATGCGGTATTGTTATTACCATTAGTGTTACCATAAAGAGCATTTCTACCTAAAGTTGAATTTTGAAGACCTGTAATATTTCCTCTAAGAGCATCTACCCCAATAGCTGTATTACTCGATCCAGTCGTGTTACTAAGAAGCGCTGAAGATCCAAAAGCGGAGTTATATGATGCAGTGGTATTACTTTCAAGAACTGAATATCCAAAAGCTGTATTAAATGATCCAACTGTATTATATGAAAGAGATTGTGATCCTACAGCCGTATTAAAAATTCCTGTACTATTCTGTCTAAGAGCGACTGTACCTACTGCTACGTTATTATAACCTGTAGTATTATTATTAAGAGCAAATGAACCTATAGCAGAATTATTAAAACCAGTAGTGTTTACATTAAGAGCAACATTACCTACAGCTACGTTATTATTTCCAGTAGTGTTTGCATTAAGAGAAGAAGTTCCTAAAGCAGTATTATAAGAACCTAAATTAGTATTACTAATATCACCTATTGAAGATTGACCGCCTCCTCCAATGAATATATTATCACCATTAGAATTAGCACCTTTATAAGTTGAAAAGTAAGTAGCATCTGTGCCGCTTACTCTGATAACTGAATTACCAATCGTTCCGCTTCCTGTGAATTTAGCTACATAATCTGTATTTCCTGAACCTGTTATTCCTGCATCCGCTGAAGGAGCCCAGATAGTTCCGTTGTATTTTAAAACCTGTCCGTTTGTCGCACCTGTGGTATCTACGTCGTGGAGTTCGCCTAACTCCCATCCGTTCATCACTTTTACATAAATCTTACCGTTGTTTTGATGTGCGTAAACAACGTAGCCTATTATAACAAGATGCTGAGGAGCGATAGGTTTGACATTCGTAATCCTTCCTGCTACGGTAGGACTTAAATATAAAACGTCACCGTCTGCCCAAGTCTCACCTTGTAAGGAACCAGTAGTATTAATACCTGTAATTTCACCTACCGTGTAGATGTTTCCTTCTTGGTTATTGTCAATCGTCTCTACTGCAAGACCGATAGTATCTGCACTATTATTATCGTTATTCGCCTGAGCCAAAGCCACGCCTAAACGCTGACCTTGTGCCGTGCTTATTCTAACCGCTTGGTAAGCCGCTTTCGTAAGTTGAACGCCTGTTTTATTAACAACACGCTCGAACATATCACGACCGATCTTTAACTGAACGGTCCCGCCTTTTAAAGTGGTCTCTAAAGTACCTACGGTGTCGTTATAACCGATATTTCCAACCGCAGGAGTGTAAGTTGTCGGAGTGGTGTCTAATTGAACATACCCCGCACTTATTCCGTATTCTCCTAAATTGACATTACCAGTCGCTCCTGAATAAGGAACCTTCGCATTTAAAGCGTTTTGAAGATCAGTTTGGTTACTTAAAGTCCCTGTAATAGTTCCCCAAACCGCTCCACCTGCTCCACTTGTAGCAATTATTACAGTTACAGGTGTGCCATTCTCATCGATAATTACCTCCGCTGAAGGCTCGTTGTATATGTTAATCTGCGACATCTACTGATCCGTTGTATAGTACAAATTTACCATTAATCCTTACCTTGTTATCGTACAGGAGTTGATAATAATACTCTCCCTCGTTTAGATTACTTTCTGCCGCACTAATCGGAACCTCTAACTCGTTAGTCGTTAAAGTCAAATCAGATGAATCCAAAGAGATTACATCCTTTTTGTCTCCCATATATTTTTTAACCTTAAAAGAAAAAAGATTCGATGGGTAAATATACGGGTCACCGTTAGCGTCTTTGAAAGTAAAAGTTAAACTCTCCGCTTGATTGACTCTTTTGTAGAGCGTTAAAATTCCCTCGCCTCCGAATGTTACTTTACTCATTTGTAATTATAGCTTTATTGACTTTAATCAATACGTCACTTTTCTTATCTACTGAAGTTATAGCAAATCCAAAGTCCATTTCACACTTCTCAGAATACAGAGGATATTTACTTGAGTCTTTGTACTTTTCTAACTTTAAAAAGTTTATCATCTTTCCTCTGTAAAACTCAACCATTCCTTTGACATTCTTTTCAATGCCGTACATCTTCACATCATTAACGATAGAAGAGTTTTCGTCTGTGAACTCACGCACACCCGTAGGCGTGTTATCAGCATTAGCGAATTTTAGATAATTATAATAAGTCAGCCAAGCGAGGAAATCCTTGATGAAAGGATCATAAAGAGCGTCATTATCAGCAGTAAGTGTATTAGTGTCATATTCTGTTTCTATTTCTTCATAAAATTCTGTGCCTATGATTTGCTCTAAAGTATCCTGAGAAATCTTTAAACACATTTGGTATTTCTTATCATCTGTATTCAGAGACAAAAAACACGCTTCATTTAAATACGCTATCGGAATTAAATTTATCATTCTTCTTCAGGTGTTACTAACCAAGCATTAACTTCTTCCTCAGAGAAACCAAAGCCACTCTTTAGAAGTTGCGAAGCCTGTTCAAATGTTAATTCTTCTTTGTTATATTTTCTTACAATCCGCTGAATACTTTGTAATTGCCTGCCTGTTAAGTTCTTTAAATTCTCATTCACTTTTACTTCTTCCGCTTTGACTTCTTCTGGATTTATTACTTGTTCAGTATTTAAAGAATCCTTTTTAAGCATTTTTAAAGCCTCTTCAGAACTTATTCCAAATAGAATCTGCAAGGTGTTTGATGCTTGACTTTCTGTTAAGGTTCCTTCTCCATATAATTGAATAATATTTAACAAAGCCTGAGTTCCACCAACACCAATTATCTCAACAAGGCTTCGCTCATTAGTTGCTTCTGATTCTGTTGCAGGTTCCAAAGTAACACCTGGAACATTCATAGAAATAAAGTTTAGCTTTTCTTTCTTAGAAAGTTCAGCCCAGAATTTATCTTCGACTCTTACTTCTTGAACGGCAGGAATGTAATTTAAAATCTTAACCTCTCCGCTATAACCCATCATAGGAAGAAGAACTTCGTTATAAAATTGCTCTAACTTTCTTTGCTTAGGACTTACTCTGGAGTGCATTAACTCGATAGCTTTCTGAATTGAATTTCCGTCAGAGCCTAATGAAGATTGTTGTTGAGGTAAGTTCGCCAATACCGCAGGGACTTCCGTTGCGATTGTTATTCCTCTAATAGCGTCTGATAAAGTACCTTGTAAAACGTCAAAGTTTGAATTAGTTGGGAATGCTTGAATCTTTGTAGATGTGTCAGGACTTAATGACCATTGAACCAAAGCGGTTCCTGCTTTCTTAGAACCTGAAAACGCTTCAGCCATCTGATCGTTAAACTCTTGGCCTACGGTCATAGTAGACCGCATCCGCTTAACTCCGCTTTCGTCTGTGTATGTTTCTTGGTACTTTGGATTCTTAGACGGCTGATTCGGGTCCCCGATGACGTTCATAAGAACCGACTGAAAGAATCCGTTATCGAGATTCTCTTTGTGAAATTCCTGAATCTTTCCGTCAACGTAAATCCAATGCTTACCACTCCAAAACCTTGGAACAGGATAGAACTTATAAAGCGGACGAGTCATACCGAAATAGTAAACCTGTCCGTTATAAGCGATTCCTTCCGCTTGTTGTTCGTTTAAAATCGCCTTTGGATTGTAGGCGTGATAAGTAATCGTGAAGTCCTTTTTATATTCTTGAGTTCCGAAGTACGGATTGTATTTAAAGAAATTAATATTCCGTGAATCACTCTTTACAAACCTTACGCTTTCAAAAGGAAGAACGTAAGTATTCGTTACCCGTCCTTCGATGTTGTATTTAAAATTGACACAGAAGCCTTCAAACAAAGCCATCTGGTCAGAAAGTTGATTATGAAGTTCCCACAAAGTCGTGCCGTATTGGTCAACTTTTAGGGACATTAGATTAGGATCAGAAAACCGTGAGCCTTTAATAAACGACGAAATCGTGTTAATACACGCAGTCGTAGCAGGACTTTCGTCAACCGCTTGAGCAATCCTTAAAGGTAGAGCATCGTCTTCTCCGTAAATTATTGTGTCCTCCTGCCAATTCTTTTGAGTATTAACTGAAATCTCACGAACGAGATTCCTTGGATAAGCAGTAGGAAAGGGAGAAACGTATCTTTTTTTCGGCTTTCTCATTTATACAAAATTAAATATTAAACAAGTCTTTAAATTACTTTAACCTTTAGAGGTTACCACTTACCCACAGGACATTCTTCTTCTTCTAATTGGACTTTTGCGGAGATTACGCACCCACATTCTCCGCATACTAAGCCTTTCCTTAGTTCGCACTTTTTACAGATTAACCGCCTTTCTATTGCTTTTGGCGAGTCATTCCCTAAAAGGACTAAATAAAATCCTGTGAAAATTCGATAGAGTTTTGAAAGCAATCGTGCCATTCTTTTCTTTTTTTCTTTTCTTCTGTTAAATAATGATAACCCAACCTTAAGCGTTTATTCAAATCGCTCATCCGTCTTCTGTAAGACTTGTGCCTTTCAATTAACCTATCAACTCCTCCGACATTTCGGTAATGAAACAAAGGAAGGACAGTATTTGAATATTTTAAATCTCCTTCAGGATTACAAACGTGACACCCATAAACGTAATTAATCCCTCTTAATTTAGGGCTAAAGATTATCTGTTTAGAAAAGTTAGGATCGTGAAATCCCGTGTTGATTTCTGCCCAATCTTTTTTAGGCATCTTATTTGAAAAGATATTCCATCCCCACGTTTTAAAAATAGTCACTCCTTTACTTAACTCTCTCTCAATCAGTTTGTTATCTATCTGTAAAATTTCATCTGAATCGCAGACAATGACATAATCTGCTTTGGATTCTTTCCAACAATTATTTTTAATCTTTAAATATTCTCTATCGTCTAAGACTCCCTTTCTTCCGAATGACTGAACATAAGCCCCTAATTTATCCGCTATCTCAGGAGTTCCGTCGTTAGAATAGTTATCGAATAAGGTAACCTTGCCGAATTTTAAATAATGTTTTATAGTCAAATGAATCGTGTCGCTTTCGTTCCAACTGATTAAAAAGGTTTCGATCATTTGTTTACTATTTTTAAATTCATCGAGTTAATCCATATTGAAAAGAGCCTTTCAAGGACAAAGGGAGCAATCGGCCAGTCAATCTTTCCGGTTTTCTTTCTGTACTCTTCGACTTCTTCAAGGCTTTTCTTTTTCGCATACCCAGAAGGACCAAAGAAAACAGGACGGGTAGACATAAACTCCATACAAGGTAAAAGACAAACTTTGACGTAATCCTTGTAAACGTCACTTGAAGCCACGAAATGATTCTCGTAAATAGAGTGCTTAACCTCCTGCGGTATCTTGATGAATTTTTTAAGTTCCTTGATGGAATCCAACCACGCCTTACCGTGCCACAAAGAAGCCATATAAAGAGGCTTGTGCGTAGGACTCCGAGGAGTAAGGATCGCAACGTCGTAGTCATCAATTAAAGCATCTCTGGTTAATTCTTTATTTAGCCTTATTCCGTGACCTCTTTTCTGTTTTAATCGCCAAGAAGCTACGCAAATGCGTTTAGCGTCGGTCTTAGGCACCAGGTCGGCAATGACTGAGTTTTCAAAGTAATCTGTTAGGTTTGAATTAAAGTGCGGAGTGGCGAAATCGTAGAGTTCAGTCTTTTGCTCTTCTTTGAAATAAATCTGGTAAAAGGCTATCTCAGAATCCATTCTTTAACCTTTTTAAAACAAGTCCCACAGGTCGGCTTAAGACTTTCTCCTTTGGTAGAGTTGTAAAGATTAAAAGCCATATTCCACAAAGGAGCCTGTTTAAACCTATTGATGAGTCCACTCTCAATAAGTCGTTTTTTTAATTCTTCTTTGGTCATTGACAAAAATAAAAAAAGGATTAAAAAAAAGAAAGGGGCACGAAGCCCCTCTCCTAACCTATGAAGAAAACTCAAATCTCGTAACTCTCCACCAGATTGAGTGTGGTCTGGTAGTCAGTATCCAACAAGCGCAAAGGCTTAGTCAGTTCTTGACCTTCCAGAGTAACAGTATCTGAAGCGTCAGAGTCTCCGGTCTGACCGGAATTCTGAACGTCAGTTACTGCTGACAATCCGTTACCTGCTCCGAGGATGAAAAACTTTTGGTTGTTATCCTGAACAACTACGAAAATGTCATTACCCAAATTCAAGTCCTGAAGATTAACATCGTCAGCAGTTGAATTGGTAAGAATCTTAAAAGCAAAAGAATGCTTGTAAGACTTATTGCCTCCTGCCGCTACGACTAATTCAGAACCAAATGAATGGCTGAATTTATTACCGTCGAAACGATAGAGACCACCGTATGCACCGAATATAAGTGCACCAATGTCGCCGGACTGATCCAGATCTATTTGCGTAGAAAGGTCAGAGATGTAGCCGATCCAAAAGGTTTTAGCTACACCTCCGACTCTCAAAAGATCGGAGCAATCATTAACAATTCCAGATGTGATTTTGCAACTCATACTCCTTTATCTTTTTTTAGTAAGCAATAGTTTGAAGATCGCAATGCAAATACGTGTATCCGAATTTCATATCAGATTCGAAATAATACTTGCGGTCAGTACGATCATAGAAGCCCTCAACACGATTCAGATCACCACCATTTTCAACACCGATGCGGTGGTTGTCTTTGGTAGTGTAAAGAACCAAGTGACGGGTAGTTGCGTTCAGCGGGTTGTCTGCATCTTCAAGCATAGTGTCCCAAATGCGAACAGGAACCACAGGAATGCCCTTGAAAGTCAAAGAGTTAACACCTTTTACCAAGTTAGTGAAAGCCTGTTCAGTTACTGCACCATTTGCTGCCAAGCTATTGAAGTAGTTATCCCAGATAGAACCAGTTACAAACATAGCCTTCTTATTAGTAGGCAGAGCCTTGAGGATGTTTGCAGACTGAGCGTAAACCTTCTCAAGAGTATCCAAAGCCTCATCTGCGGCAAGAGCAGAAGTACCCAAAGAAGTGCCTGATGCACGACGTACGCAATAAGTAGAAGCAGTACCTGAGTCAGCAATCAACTGAGTCCATACACCATCGATAGTGTCGAAGTCAGCAGAAGCAGAACCTGTATCACCAAAAGAGATACGACGGAACACGTCCTGACGCAGAGCCTCTTCGATCAAACGATTGATCATAGTAGCTACCGGAGTGCCTGAAGGATCGAAAGACTCA